AGTTAATCATCAAATGCACTATCAAGCTCAGCCTTGATACTGTTTGATGATTAATTGAAAAGTTAATCATCAAATGCACTATCAAGCTCAGCCTTGATACTGTCAATGACTTTATTATGACTTATTTTTTTGGATTTATCTGATTTATCTGGTTGGTCAGAATCATTATTAGATTTATTTGATTCTGATTCTGTCACTTCTTTCTGATTTCTTTGTTTATCTGAATTATCATTATCTGACGAACATTCTGATGGATTTTCTGAAGATCCTTCTGACGATTCTTCTTCAGAAGAAGACCCTTCATCTTCATCATTATCTGATGAACTATCAGATGATGTGTCATCATCAATAAACTTACTATCTAATTCATCACCATTTTTTTTGTTAATTTTTGGTTTATCATCGTCATCATCAATATCCTCAACATCCTCACTTGATATATCCCAAACATCATCCATACCTTTAACAGTTGAACCTGTCTTCACCTTTGATTTGGAATCACTCCCATCCTTCTTATGTCTATGTGATTTAATTTGTTTCACTTCAAGATACTGATCAATGTCTAATGGGAATATTCTTGAATCATCTCTTATCACAACTCTATAATCTTTCCCTATTGTGTCTATCACATTGCAATCATCCTTATTGAAATAAGGTTTGTCAGCATGCATTATCACATCTAAAAATTGGAATCCCTTTAGATTGTATTTTGATCCACAATAATAAATTATTACCATCCTAATTATGTGAATTGGCAATAATATTAAATCTAATAGTAATAATGGTATATTTGGTGATTTGTATTTCTCTTCTGTAGCTCTTGTAGAAAGTGTATTATTCTCATTTCCATATTTAGATCTCATTCTGAAATATTTACTTATTTATTCATTCCAAATTATTATATCCATTATTAACGCTATTTATTTTAATTCAAATTATTTTAATTTAAAAATAATAGAGCTAAAGAATTAATAATATTATATTATAAGCAATAAAATATAAATAATGGCCAATTCGATATCAGTTACAGAGGAATATTTAAATTATCATGACAAATATGTCAAAAAGTTTGGTAAAGATAGAACACTTGTATTAATGCAAGTTGGATCTTTTTATGAAGCATATTCAACAAAAGATAAAGGTCCTGATTTGAAGAAATTAGAAGAATTGACAGAAGCTACCATAGCCCATAAAGGGAAAGACAAATCGAAAATAGATATAAATAATCCATTAATGTGGGGATTTCCAATGGTGGCATCATTAAAGTTTATTGGCATTCTGATTGAAAATGGTTATCGTTTGATTATGATTGATCAAGTTACACCAAAACCAAATATTAAACGTGAAGTCGTGGCAATTCATTCACCTGCTACTTATCATGAAACATCATATAAACCAACATCTAATTTTGTGGCAGTAATCTGTATTGAAGAAATACCCCAAAAAAATAATACAGTATTATCCTGTGTAGGTATGAGTGCTATTGATGTGAGCACAGGTGAAGTATATCTCCATGAATCACATTCAAAATTAACTGATGATAAACTAGGTTTAGATGAGACTATCAGATTTTTAAATAGTCTTGTCCCGAAAGAAACTATCATTTATAAAGAAAATCTTGTCAAATTATCTGATGAATATATTATTGAATATCTCGATCTTGAAGGTAAGTTCTATCAAATACGTGATATTAACAAAGACCATCTTAAAATCAATTATCAGAAAAAGATATTAGAGAAAGTCTATCCTGAACGTGAAAATATGACATCTATTATTGATACTCTTGGTCTAAGTAATACAATTTATGCCCGCAAATCTCTTGTCAATCTATTGACTTATGTTTCCGATCATTATGATGCTCTTGTTAAAAATGTTTCAGATCCTATATTTTATTTACAAGATGAACACTTAGTTCTGGGTAATGATGCAATTAACCAATTAAATATTGTTGATAATAAATCATCTCAAGAGATTCCAGGATCAATTAAATATCATAACTTATTGGATGTTATTAATAAAGCCAATACAGGAATGGGTAAAAGATATGTCAAGATGTGTTTAATATCACCATTTACAGATCCTAAAAAACTTAATTATATTTATGATACTGTCAATTTACTTTCACAAAAAGATCAGTTCACAAATATTGACAAAATATTAAAACAAGTTCATGATATCGAACGTCTCTATCGTAAATTATCTATTGGTGTTCTCCAACCTATGCAATTAGTTGATCTTATTCATAGTTGTCTCACAACTAAAGAACTTATTGACACACTTAAACAAAATAAGAAAGTTTTTGATTATTTCAAGAATGAATTCAAACTAAATGACCTTTTAACCCTGAATAACAAACTCAATAATGAATTCAATAAAATGATTGATGAAGACAAAGCCAGAATGTATAATCTTGCCGATATTCGTGAGAACATATTTAAAGAAGGTATCTATCCTGATCTTGATGATCTCCAATCTAAATTAGGTGTAAACCATGAATTGATGGAATTATTACTTGACGAACTTGACAAAATGATTGTCGATCAGAATTCTAAAACTAAAAAGGTTGTTCTTAAACATAATAAACGTGATGGATATTATTATCAAATAACTAGTAAACGTTATAAATCACTCCAAAAGACATTTAATGAAGTCAAAGAAATCAAAATCAATAATAAGAAGATTCTTGTGAAAGATTTTGAAGTAACTGAAATAAATAATAATGTAAAACTGTCATTACCATTTTTGAAAAATCAAACAGCAGATATCGATGATCTTATCGAACAAATAATGAATCTTACATTCAACTATTACAAAAAGTTTATGGGAAGATTAGATATTGAATATTCTGATTATTTTAAAAGAATGATTGATTTTGTAACTAAAATAGATTATTATGTCACAATTTCTAAAGTGGCTAAAGAATACAATTATGTCAGACCAATTATTGATGATAAACAAAATTCTAATGGATATATTTCTGCCAAGGATATTAGACATCCAATTGTTGAGAGAATTATTGAACATGAATATGTCCCACATTCAATTAATATTGGATCAGATATGAAAGGTATGTTAATTTATGGTCTCAATTCTGCCGGTAAATCTGTATTAATGAAAGCTATTGGTATTAGTGTTATTATGGCTCAAGCCGGTTTCTTTGTCCCAGCTTCTGAATACAAATATTATCCTTATAAATCTCTCTATACACGTATTACCGGTAATGATAACTTATTTAGAGGTCTATCCTCATTCTCATTAGAAATTGTCGAATTAAATGCAATCCTTAAAAGATCTAATCAATCTACTTTAGTAATCGGCGATGAAGTATGTAGAGGAACTGAACATATTTCAGGAAATGCAATTGTAGCATCATCTTTATTAAAATTATCGGAATTAAATGCATCATTTGTATTTGCCACACATCTACATGAATTAATGGAACTTGACGAAATAAATAATAACAATAAAATTAAGGCATTCCATCTTTCAGTCGAACATGACGAAAAAACTGATAAACTCATTTATGATCGTGAATTAAAACCTGGATCTGGTGAACGAATTTATGGTATTACAGTAGCCAAATATATTATTAAAGATAATGATTTCATTAATAAAGCATTTGAAATCAAAAATAGACTTCTCAATAAAGATCCTAAATCATCAGTCATATCAACTAAAAAATCAAGATATAATTCTGATTTATTAGTTGATGAATGTTCAATATGTAAAAAGAAATGCAATACAGAATTAGAAACACATCATATCAATTTCCAAAAAGATTGTGAGAATGGTTTTGTTAAGAATAAACCCCATATTCAAAAGAACCAATTATTTAATTTAGTAGTATTATGTGATCAATGTCATGACAAGATCCATAATGATAATATTAAGATTGATTCAATTAAAATGACCTCCCGTGGAAAACAAGTTATTGTCAAGAATAAGTCTAAATAATAACTAAATAAAAAAATGATAATTTAATTTATTAACCTTTATTTAATATTAATAAGTATTAATATTAGACACTCTATATTACTAATATGTCAAATCTAAATGACCTCATTATATCATTTATTGAATCTTATAAAAAAGTATTCCCTGATGAAAAGAAATTCAATCTAAAAATGTGTAAAGAAATTTCCGAACTGAAAAATATGTCTAAATATATTCGTGGTGGTTTGTCTAAATTAACTAAAGATGGTATTATTAAATTAGTCAAGTCATTAAAGGAATACAAACAAGATCAATTTATTGTTAATGGCAAACTTATTACCCCTGATTCAGAACAAAAAGAAATAGTATATGCACCTTATGATAAAAATATTAGAGTTGTGGCTGGTGCAGGAACAGGAAAAACTACTACTATTGCCTGTAGAATCAAACATCTATTAGATAATGTCACGACACCTGACAAAATACTTGTTATGACGTTTAATGTTGAAGCCCGTAAAAATCTAGAAAAAATGATTGATATTATTATGGGTTTTGATGCCAAAATAGATATTCGGACAATTGATTCTTTCTGTTACAAACTAAAACAAGATTTCATTGATAACAATATTTATGGTGTTAATGGAAATAATGATTTCAATTCATTAAATGAATTGGGTGTGACTGGAAGAAAAATAATGGAAAAATATTCAGATCTAATTGCTCCAAGATATACACATATATTTTTTGATGAGTTTCAAGATGTTAATAATGATCAATTTATAATTTTAAAAAAGTTTGCTGATCATGGTTGTAGTCTCACAGTAATTGGTGATGATAGTCAGAATATTTATCAGTTTCGTGGAAGTGATAATTATTACATTATCAATTTCGATAAAATCATACCCAATACATTAACTTACAAGATCACCACAAATTATAGATCTATCAAACCAATTATTGACCTTGCTAATGACTCCATTTGTTATAATCAAGAAAAAATATTCAAACTTATGAAACCCAAACCTAATCCTGATATTGAAATTAAAACATTTGACAATAATAAAATAGATCTTGTGATTCATGATAATGATGATGATGATGTTAAATATATCATCAATTCTATTAATAATTATGTTGATAATTATGATATTCCATATGATCAAATTGCAGTTTTAGCCAGAAATGGTTATAAACTTAAAGTTATTGAAACAGAATTAGAACGTCTTAAATTACCATATGTGGCCCTTATTAGTGATGATCTGTCTAAAGATTTTAAACAAATTATTCAAGATGAAAAAATCGTCTTAACAACAATTCATAAAGCAAAAGGTCTTGAATGGTCTGTTGTATTTATTGTTGGATTGGCTGATGCTTACTTTCCTAATCACTTAAATAATGGACTCAAAAATATTGAAGAAGAAAGAAGACTCTTTTATGTTAGTGTTACCAGGGCTAAAAGATTCCTTCATTTCATAGGGAATAGAACAGAAATACCATTTAGTAGATTTTTGGATGAGATCAAAACTCATATCCAAATTGTCCCCAAATCTAAACATAAAATTAATATTGATGACCTATTTAAAAGTAATGATCTTGATAAAAAAAAAGATTCATATTCTGTCACTAAAGTAATTGAAATGCTTTCTGGAAAAAGAATTGAAGATATGAGAACCAAAAATCTTATTCCTACTATTGAATTAAAAACTAATAATCTTTATACAGATCAAATCACATTTACAGATAATATTAAAAAGAATGTATTTGAATCTGATTATGGAATATATTGTGATTATTACATGACTCGATCATTGATGATTAATAATGAACAACCTATTAGAGATATTTTTACTGAAAGTATATTATTAAATATCCAACTTAATGAGAATGAACGAAAACTTTATGATAAATATGATCTTAAATTGTATTTCATCACTAATATTATGCCAAAAATTATTGACCAAAAAGATAAACATGATGTTGAAAAATTAATCAATAAAATCAAAACAAATCTCTCAAACAAGAAACCCAAAATGTTAGAACAATTAATCTCTCTTGGTGTCAAATCATTCTATTATCCAAGGGAATTTATGAATATCCTTGAATCATCTTACAATAATTATTGTAACAAATCCAAAAATAATAGAGACATTCTTGAAAGTATTTATTATGTGTCTTTATGTCCTAAATTTCATAATGATCGTAGAAGACTAGTTTACAGAAATATTCATGATTTATTTCTGGATAATTCAGTGAAAGTGTTTGATAGAGTAGATGATTATGTAAATAAAATTAAACAATCTAAAATATTGTGTAAGGTCCCTGTTTATACTAACTATACAATTAATGATCATATTGTCTCATTAAATGGAGAGATAGATTATATCAACATAACAGATAATACAATTGTTGATATCAAATGTTCTGAAGGAGATTTCAAATTAGAATGGATGATACAATTATTAATGTATTATTCCCTATTTATGATTAATTCTTCCTGTTGTAATAATCTGTCTAATGATCCGACTATTTATGAAAAAATTCATATTAAAAAATTAGGTATATTCAATATATTCACAGGCAAGTATTATGAATTTGATATTTCTGATAACTATGATTGGACTGGAATGTTAGAATATATTGAATATTTATTGACAAATGATCTTAATGGTGTTCGTGAAAAGACTCAATTACGTGATATCATTAATATTAATACTGATACTGATAATAGTCATAATAATCATCATTATTCAAGACATGAAAGAGTTGATATTGATTCTCTTTTAAGAAAGGTTGTTAATAATTTGAATGATTCAAAACAAAATAAAATGAATGATGTCAAAGAGACAATTGTCAAATTGGAAGAGATTAAACATAGAGATGGATTTATGGTATTAGATGTAGAAAACAATATTATGACTAATGATATTATCCAATTGTCATATATCGTTTATGATGAACAAGATAAAAAAAAGGAAATCAAACGTGTCGATTATTATGTAAAGGATAGATTTGTTGATGGACGGACCAAAGAACTGACAAAGATCACAAATGACATATTAAAAACAAAGGGTATATCATTTGACATAATAATGAAGGAATTTATTACAGACTTATTCAAAGTAAAAATTATTTGTGGTCATCATGTTAATACAGATATATCTAAGATTAAAGACAATCTCAAGAAATACAAAATCAAAATAATTGATAGTAATAATACTCCAATTGATAATCCATTTATTAATATAGAGGTTGATGACACAAGTTCATTGTATAGACAAATTGAAAATAAGGCAATGACATTGAGTAAGATGTATTATGCATTATTCAATAAGACATTTGAGAATGCTCATAATGCAATGGTAGATGTTGAACATACAGCAGAATGTTATGTAGAATTATTAAATCGTGGTTGTAAGATAAAATTATTGGAATCCAAAAAATCATTACCTAAAACTCCTAAAATCAAATCTACTAACATTATTGATGACAATTCTGATTCAGAATCTAAGAATAAGGATAATGATAAAATAATTATTACTAATAATCAACCCAAACCGAAGAGACTTTTTGGAAAGAATTTTGGAAAGAATAAGACAGATCCTAAAATAGATTCATTTGACCAAAAGATCATAATTAAACCACAAAATAAAATTAAAACAAAACCAACTGAACCAAATGATAATGATGGCAGATCCAAAAAACCAAACAAGACTAATTTGAAGAGTTCAACTGATATTAATATTAATATCAATAATAGTTCTAACAAAATAGAGTTATTTGATTTAATTAATAATGATTTCTTCAAATAGAATTCCAAATATCTAAACACAACCAATAAATGTTAAAAATTGAAGTCATAATTATTTGTTTATTATTTATAGAATAACTAAATATTTATTACTTAATACTTAATACTTAATCTTAATCAATGCCACCAAAAACTACAAAAAAAGCTGTCAAAAAAGTTCCAGTCAAAACACCTAAAATAGAGGTGAAAGAAACAATTGATGAAACATTGAGAAAAATTAGAGGTTTATCAGAAAGAATATTTTTGGTATTAACACATGATTTCAAAGAGAATGATCTTGTAAGAGATTATGATGTTATGGGCAAGTCTGGAAATGTATATAAAGTGAGTATCAAAAAGAGTCCAACATGTACATGTCCAGATCATAAACAAAGATTCAAAAGATGTAAACACATTTATTTTGTGTTAACAAGAATTATGAAAGTAAAGAAAGAACAGGAAGATTATAAAGAATATTCAGATAGTGATTTGAAAGATATGTTTAATAATATTCCACAAATTGTTGGAAATCTAAAAGCAGATCCATCAATTCTGTCAAGATATGAGAATATGAAGAAGAATAATAATGGTGAGATTAAACAAAGAGAAATTACAGATGAAGATATGTGTCCAATCTGTCTAGGTAATTTGAAAGATACAGAAGAAGAATTATCATATTGTAAATATTCATGTGGAACATCAATACATAAACTATGTTTTGATGTGTATAATAAGAAAAGATATGATGATATTAAATGTTTGTTTTGTCAGAAATGTTGGACACCAAAAACTAAATGTGAATATATTAATTTGATGTAATAAATTTATTTATGACGAAAAGATAAAAATATCTTCTCCATCATATTCTTCATTATGACAATTATCAGAACATCCTTTGAAGTTAGCAAGACTTGAATAGATTTTTTTGTATCCAACAGAAGCTATTTTTCTGAATCTATCACGACAGATATCAATATCATTGACAGATTCAATAACATCAATAATAATTTTGGAACTAATATTAAATAATGTGTAAGTGATCTTATCAATCCAATAAATAAGACATGTCACATTTTTAATTAAACCAACATTAATGATATTATTAAAGTTATTAATGACATAACCATCATTATTTTTGTAATAACTATGATAACACATATTTAGATATTTCTTAAGAAGAACATTTAAAATGATGAGTAATTCTGTATCATTAATATGTTTTGAATCTTCTTCTTTGATAAGACGAATATATGAAATCAGAACTCCAGAATATGTTTGAATCACAAATTCATACATATTGTCAAATAATTTTTTCATCTGATCTGATTCTGTAGGTTTAGAATCATTAGTCTTAGTCTGCAAATTGGTTTTGTCTTGTTTATTATCTTTAGAGTCTTTAGAGTCTGTCATTTATATTGACAATGATGAATCAATATGTTATGTTTAATTGAACCAATAGAGAAATAGAATACAGATAAATATAAATTCAATTTTAATTAGACAATTTTAGGATGATATAATTATGCTTATTGAGGAGATAATCATTATAATATCCACCACCAGATTTATTGGCATATTTATCAATTGATTTATTAGCATATTTGTCAATTACAGATTTGTATGTTTCTAAAAATTTATCATAAATCTCATTATTAATCATAAATTCATTATTTACTAAAGGCACGATTTTTTTAAATTCATTTTCAATTTCATTATAATAAGGAATTGACAATTTATGATCAAATTTTCTGCCATGTTTATCTTTACCATTAACAAATGCAGTAATAGTTGCATATTCGTCTAAAGCATCACTAATAGTTTTTCCATAAACAAGAATTTTTGATATTTTATCATTTTCAATAAATTCAAATTCTTCTTCTTCTTTATTTTCTGAATTATGTTTTCCCTGATTATTAGTATCTAATTTAGGTTCAGATTCAGTATGATGTTTTTCATTAATTGTAGTAGTTGTAGTAGCTAAAATAGTTTTAGTATAATCTTCATCAAGTTTTATTTCAGTTTCTTCTTCAGGTTTAGATGGTTGACTAGGAAGAAATCCTTGATAAGATAATTTCTTTCCTCCTGATTTCAGATCAGAGTACACCTTCTTAAATGAATCCACATCATTGTCTAATTTATTGTTGACTATTTTTTTATAGTAAAGTGTATAATTGCCAATATAACCCAAAATAGTTGTTATAGATGATATTGATGAATATGAGTAGTAAACATATAAATCATCTTCAAGTCTAATTGAAGGTGAAAAACGTAAAAATACATAACCATAATTACAATAATTTTCATCAATATAGTAATAATACCCTTTGAATTTGTCAATAATCTTTTTTTCTTCCATATAATTTGTTAATTTTTTGGTTGTTCCATCCTTCAATGTAAATTTCCATTTAGCTGTATCATATATTTCACATGTTTTGTCATTTAACATATCAATTGATGTACCTTCAAAACAATCTTTCAATATATCTTCTAATGGTTTCTCTTTTGAAATCTCAGTTGATGTTGATGTCATAATTTATATTACATATCTAGATAAATAAACAATACTTATTATTTATTAATAAGATCAATCTTGTAAGGAAATACAACACTAACATCACCATTAATATTTTTCTTTGTGTTCATATCGAACTGAAGGTCATAACCAATAACCATATTTGATTTAAACCATTTATTCATTTCTTGGTGGATGTTTGTATAAGTATTATCAATCATGTCAGATCTAATATTTGATAATAGAATTTGATATCTTGGAGATCCAATATATCTGATATCAATATTTTTGAATTCATTTTTAATATGATCAAAAACTTCCCTTAATACATTAATAGGATCTTTATTTTTGGCTTTCCAAATAGTGATATCAAAATCCATTGTAGATGATCCATTGGTCTCTTTGATTATTGTGTCAAGTAATTTATTAATTTCAGTCAGATTACTTCCATTAATTGAACTTTTGGATTCTGTGTCATTAGATGAACCAAGACATTCCAATAGGTATTTCCTAGATCTCAATAAATCGTCATACTCTCCATCTAAATCATTAATTGATTCAATATCATCAGACCATATTAATGGTGTGACCATTTTTTTATAAAATTCCTTCATTAATAAATGATAATCGATATTTGTTTTTTGAGACAGGAACAAAATTAATCTGATAATCTTCTCAATATTTCTGACTCTCTTAATAATTCCTGAATAGAATTTGTGATCAATACCTGTAATAGTCAATTCAACAATATCAATATTATTAGTTTTATTATTTATTACTGGAGTCGATGATACCATACATACTACAGTTCCTGATTGTTTCATATCAGAAAGTGATTTCTTGTATAATTTGAACTTTTTTGGGAGTTCTGATTTATGGATGATTCCTTTAATGTTATTGTATTCTGGCAATTTGACATAAAGACAGTATTCATTCTCTTCATCATTAATCAGGTCACCAATAAGGACGGTTCCTTTAGTTGGGATTTCTTGATTGTAGTAAAACATTGTGACTAGTTATGAATATATTATTCTTTAATTAATAAATTAAATATTAACCATTTAATATTCAATTTTTATCATTGATAAATAAATTATTTTTTCTCATTTTTTCCTTTGCTTGAGTTTGAATGTGGTCTAATAATAATGAATATCCAAGACATTGAATATTTGTTATCTTCAGTTATTTGATATTCAATCTCTGATACATCATATATATTCTCAATATGTCTCAATATTTTTTCCAAATGTGATGTCAATAATGGATGATCTGTGTCATGTGTTTGAATTGAATTTGATATTACTACACGATTTTTTGGAACACAGAAATTCATTGTATCTTTCAGATTAATTCTCCATTCATTATCTTCAATAATTGTCTCAATTAATGGATTGAATTTATTTATTTCTTCAACTATTCCATGTATTTTCTCTTTATAATTATTTCTGTCAATTCTTATTCTGTCAGTTCTTTTGACAATATATGCAGTGTCAAGAATGTATCTATAATATGAGAGTTCTACACCACGTTCAGTTAATACTTGTGATGATTTGAAGTCATTTAATGTTTTGATCTTGTCTAATTGTTTAATATCATATTCAGGTTCATTTGTCTTTGATTTCTTCATATCTGTCATATATTCATCTGTTGATAGGTTGAGTTTTTTAATTTTTCGGAAAACATTCAGAACACTCAAATATAATATTTCATTATCCTCATCGTCATTAATTTTCATATCACCTTTAAATAATGAGTTTATTTTTTTGGCTATTTCTTTATCATCATTCGACAATACATATTCTTCCAAATTATTAAACAATTTCTCATCATCACAACATAATGATTTAATTAATTCATTATTGCCATTTTTTGTCTCTTCATTCGTTTTTTCATCTATATCATGATTGTCTTTAATAATAATAATCTCTTCACACTTTGCATCACTCATTCTAGTATTCTATAAATGATAATATCTATCATTATTTGGTTTATGTTTATTTAATAGAAAAATCAATTTTTATTTTTTAGTCTTCTTGGTTGTCTTAGTTGTCTTTGTTGTCTTTGTTGTTTTGACTATCTTAGCTGTCTTTGCTGTCTTTTTTGTTTTTGTTTTGGTCTCCTCAATTGTCATGTCTTTGGGTTCATCTTTTAGTTTATCATTTGATTCATCTTTTGATTCATCTTTTGATTCATCTTTTGATTCATTAGGTGATTCAACATTTAGTTCTGTAATAATTGATTTAATATTATCATATTTGACATCTTTAGATTTGAGTGAACCAGATTCAACTAATTTTTTGACATGGTCAATAAGTTTTTGATCTGTGATTTGGTTAGTATTGAAATATAATTCAATACGGTTAAGACGTTGTTGAACATTAAGAAATTGCCATTTCTTTTGGTATTGTGATGATTTCAGGACATCAAGATGTTTTTTAAGTCTTTCTTCTTTAATTTGTTGTTGATTTTTCGTATTACTAATGGATGTCAGAAGATTATTAAGTTGTTCAGTCCTTTCCTCATTAAGACATTCATCAAGTTCTGTTTTGAATCGATAAATATGGTTGGACTTGATAAGGTTATCAATTTGTTGATGGTAAATATGAGACATATTGGATGTATAATTGATTAATCTTAACTATTATTTAAGATTAATTGTCATAAAAAATAATATCAACTTTTTTAATCAAGATCATTGATAGATATTTAATCAAGATCATTGATAGATATATAATCAAGATCATTGATAGATATATAATCAAGATCATTGATAGATATTTAATCAAGATCATTGATAGATAATTTGACA